AAATCCGCAATATTCTCCAGTCACTATTCAGGGGCGAGAATAAAAAGCGGATTGTTTTCTTTTCCTACAATCCGCCAAAGTCCGGGCGCAGCTGGGTTAACCAGGAAGCGAAGATACCGAAGCCCGGCCGCAGGGTACATCACTCAACATACCTTGACGTGCCGCCGGAATGGTTAGGTGAACGGTTCCTGGCCGATGCTGAGCACCTTAAAAAAACTAACGAGACAGCATACCGGCATGAATACCTGGGCGAAGAAGTGGGCACCGGTCTCGAGGTATTTAACAACGTGGAACTGCGGATTATTGCACAGGATGAAATTGCTGCATTTGACCGTATTAGGCAGGGACTTGACTTCGGTTATGCAGTGGATCCGCTTTGCTTCGAGCGTGTGCATTACGATCGGACACGGCGGCGGCTTTATCTGTTTACTGAGATTAGCGGACTTAATTTATTCAACCGGCAGTTTTGGGATAAGGCGCAGCAGTATAACGATGTTTGGACTATTGCCGACAGCGCCGAGCCAAAGAGCATTGACGAGCTCCGGAGCTTCGGCATGAAAATAAAAGGAGCAAAGAAAGGGCCTGGTTCTGTAGAATTCGGCATTAAGTTCCTGCAAGACTTGGAGCAGATAATCATAGACCCGGAGCGGTGCCCACTGGCAGCGAGGGAATTTATAAACTATTCGCTGGAGACGGACCGAAACGGCATAGTGAAGAGCCAGTTTCCTGATAAGGACAACCATGCGATTGATTGCTGTCGCTATGCCCTAAACGAAGACATGATACACACTATAAGAAGACCTACAGACAAACCACCAGGATGGTAAGGATGGTGATACACAGATGCTAACAAGCCTTAGTTTCTTAATGCAAGGCCAGGCCTGGCCCCCGCCAACAGAAGCGGACCGGCTTGAGCGATATGCACAGAACCGGCTCCTGTTCGAGGGTAAGCATGAGCAGGTATATAAAGACTGGATTCGGTTACTCAGAGAGGACCAGCAAGCAGCCCTTGAAATGGTGCTAAACTGGCACAAACGACTGACATTGCTGTTTGCAGACCTGCTGCTCGGTGAGCCGCCAAGGATAAGCGCCGGAGACCAGGACAGCCAGGAGCAGGAAGCTGTTGAACGAATCATCGAAGATAACGGCCTTTTCAATGTGGCGTATGAAGTAGCACTTGATGTGTCCAGATACGGTACAGGAATATTCAAAATTCGCTATGACGGCCGGGCCATAATCGAAGGCCAGCAGCCGGCCATCTGGTTTCCCGTGGTGAAGCCGGACAACATCAAAGAAACACAAGCCCATGTGCTGGCGTGGACGTATGAGGAAGATGCCCAGGAACGTGGCAAGACGGTTACAAAGAAATACCTGCAAACGGAAATCCACGAGCGGGGGAAAATCACAACAGCTAAATATCCGATTGAGAATAATATCATTGGTCCTGCACTTGAATATAAGGAGACAGAAACCGGCGTTGATGAGTTTTTGGTTGTACCGGTTAATAATGTCCTTACCACCGATAGAGTGACGGGTCTTGACGATTATTCCGACTTGGATAGCATCATCCAGGAACTTGAGACCCGGATAGCACAAATAAGCCGTATTCTCGACAAACATGCAGACCCGAATATGTATGGGCCGGACACGGCACTGGAACACGATCCAGCAACCGGGCAATGGGGCTACCGGGGCGGCGGTAAATACTTTCCCGTTGGCCAGGGCGAACAGCCGCCGGGATACGTCACATGGGACGGTCAACTTGAGGCAGCATTTAAGCAGATTGACCTGCTCATGGAGCAGCTATATATTTTGAGCGAAACATCAGCAGCGGCATTTGGTCAGCTCAAGGCCGGACTGGCTGAAAGTGGTACTGCACTTCGTCGACTGATGATGGCGCCATTAGCCAAGGTGAACCGTATACGCATGAGGTTCGATCCGGCGCTGAAAGAAGTCATTTGGCTGGCATCATTACTTGAAAGGGCGCAGGGCATGAGCGGGGCAGTCGTACTGGAGGACATCCATATTGACTGGAAGGACGGCCTGCCGGACGATGACAACGAGCTCACGCAAAACGAAACTCAAAGATATACAGCAGGATTGACAAGCCTTGAAAGCTCATTGCGGCGAATGTACGGGCTTGAGGGTGACGCGCTGCAGGAAGAAATAGAGCGTATCAAAGGCGAACAAAAGACCCAGAGCAACACACAGTTACCTTCTATAACGTTGCCGCCAGCAGAGGGCGAAGGCGCAGGTGAAGAATAATGCCAGATGTAAGGAAGTTCAGCGATGCCGAAATAAACCGGCTTGTCAAATTCTATGAGCAGGCAGAGCGGGAAATCCTTGACCAGCTGAACCGGGCACTCCTTCGGGGGAACAAGACGGAGTACTTGGCACAGATGAAACGAAACATTGAGGCTATCCTGCAGCAGCTCCGAGAGGGAAATAGGACATGGTGCGAGCAGGCCATACCGAGGGTTTATTCTCAGGGACTATATAATGCCGATGCTATGATAAAAGATACTGGCGTTTCCATCAAAGCAGGGTTTGGAGCTATCCATCAGCAGGCGGCGCAGGTACTGGCTGAAAATGCTTATCAAAGGTTTGAGGATGTGACTCAGGTAATCGGCCGACAAGTAAACGATATATACAGGGAGCTTGCGCTTGAGAATGTCCGGGGCACAGTAGTAGGCTACGATACGTGGAAGCAGACGGCCCGAAGATTCAGGGATCAGCTTGCAGAGCGGGGTGTGACCGGATTCAAAGACAGGTCCGGGCGGATGTGGCGGATGACCACTTACACAGAGATGGTTGCAAGGACTACAACCCAACAAGCGCATATAGAAGGAACTCTTAACCGTTTGAGCGAGCAAGGCCATGACTTGATTATAGTCAGCAGACACAGAGGGGCCTGCCCGCTATGTACCCCTTGGGAAGGGAAGATTCTTAGCATAAGTGGAAAGACCAAAGGTTATCCAACATTTGAGGAAGCCAAGGCATCCGGATTGATGCATTGCAACTGTCGCCATGCTGTATCACTTTACATCGACCTTGATAAAGAGATTGAGGAGCTAGATAAGGAGGTGGGCTGAATAGCTTGCAAATAAACGCCTTCGGGCGTTCTTATTTTGCTCTGGGTTAGTATTTGCGGAGCATAAATGCAAAGACCTGAGAACTGGCACTAACCAGTATAAACAAGTATGAAAGGAGTTTTATTAATGGATTGGTTAAAGGAACTACTTAAGAAAGCCGGAATCGAAGAAGGGAAACTGGAAGGCACGATTGCCGACATCAACAAGGAACTTCCGAAGTACTTCATGCCGAAAGACAAATACAACGAAGTATCAGAAGCAAAGAAGAAGCTGGAGACAGACCTGCAGGCAAGGGATACGCAGCTAGAGGAACTAAAGAAAGCAGCTGGAACTAGCGATGATCTGAAAAAGCAAATAGAAACCCTGCAGGCAGAGAATAAAAAAGCCTCCGAGGAATGGCAGGCTAAAATGGCACAAATGCAGCTTGATTTTGCGCTTGAAAGAGCGCTGACAACTGCAAAGGCTAAGAATCCGAAAGCTGTCAAAGCATTACTTGACCTTGAGAATGTAAAGCTGGACGGTGATAAATTGCTTGGGCTGGATGACCAGTTAAAGGCAATACAGCAGTCCGATCCTTACCTTTTCGGTGAATCCGGCAAAGTGGGAAGCGGCACAAACCCGCCGGGTGCTGGCAGCCCCGAAGCAAACCCGTGGAAGAAAGACAGCTGGAATCTCACGCAGCAGGGCAAAATCCTGCTCGAGGACCCGGCCAAAGCCACGAGGATGAAAGCAGAGGCGGGAATCAAATAATTTTATGAGGTGATAAGAAATGTCAGTAACAAAAACCATAATCAGTGACGTTATAGTCCCTGCGGTATTTAACCCTTATGTTATTGAGCGCACAGCAGAACTCTCCGCATTTTATCAGAGCGGCATTATAGCCAGGAACCCTGAACTGGACAGGCTCGCAAGCTCCGGCGGTAAACTCGTGAACATGCCGTTTTGGGAAGACCTGACCGGCAACGATGAAGTGCTAAGCGATCAGACAGCCCTGACTGTCGGCAAGATCAGAGCGGCCCAGGACGTGGCAGCTCTCTTGGCTAGAGGCCGTGCATGGAGCGTCAATGACTTGGCGAAGGCTCTGTCCGGTGACGACCCGATGGCTGCAATTGGCGACCTGGTAGCTGATTACTGGGCAAGGAGATTCCAGGCTATTTTGATTAAGACACTTGATGGCGTGTTTGGCAACACTGCGACCGAGATGGACACTAATAAGCATGATATTTCAGGCGCACCAACAGCAAAAGATGATGATGTTATATCCGCAAAGACCGCTGTTGATGCAATCTATAAGCTGGGCGACAATGCCGACAAGCTGACCGGTTTTGCAATGCACAGCGCAACGGTGGCGAAGCTGGCAAAGGATGACCTGATTGAATATATCAAGCCATCTGAGGGAGCGGCAGAAGTGCCCTATTTCCTCGGCAAGCGTGTTGTGGTGGACGATGGCCTGCCTGTTTCCAACGGGGTATACACAACCTACATCTTCGGGGCCGGTG